CGCAAACCAATTTACTCGCACAATGGACGCATGTATTAACAAACATGACCAGTGGCCGGTAGAATGCTACTTTATTGCGGGTGGGGTTTTGGTACGGATGATTACCGAAGTCCTACTCCTCACGCTCTGCTACGTCGTAGTTTGGGCGCTATTTATAGTGGCGATTCCGCTGGCGTTCGACGCACTTAATGGCTTCCGCTATTGCACGCATGTCATGCGCGTGCTCGAATTGAGTTATTGGACCGTACGGTTGAAGATTTGTTTTGACGTAGAGATCTTTTCCGAATTGGTCGAGCGATACGGACGTCGTCTACCAGACTTACGTCCCGTATTAAAAATTACCGACTACCCACTATTTGGCAGCCCTAGAGGGCACACCCATGGCAACGCGGCATCTGAGCGAACATCCCTCAATGCCGAAATGTCCCGTTGCGTCGCCGACGCCGGGCGCAGGCCATACCATATGTCAATGTCACGTGCGGACCAAGCTCGTGGTGATTCTGGATCCCGTGTCTTTCACTGGGATAAGGATTTCAAAACCGCAGCTAGGAACGATGTCATCGACGATGACCACGTTATTGTCTGCACAGACGTTGACTATTACTTGGATATGAACAACATCCTAGGGTATGGTGTGCCAGTGCTCATCTATACTGTCGTACCCCAACAAGCCGCCCATCGCGGCGTCGACAGTTGCTACCATATAGATAACGACCACGTAGTCTACGAGGTCGCGGGAGGAGGTAAATACAAGCATCTCATTTGGGATTATGACCGGGATACCGTGAGAGCGGTGCTCCATCATGGTCCCTATGAGGGCGACACGATGGTTTATGATATTGAACAGAAGATCGTTCAGGGTGATGGTACAGACCATAGAGTAGTCCTCTTGGTACCAACTTTCTGTATCCCCCGCTGCTTGGCAGTCATAATGCCGGAGTGTAAACCGCTCAGACGGCGCAGGTATACGAGACGGGGTGTGAACACCGTCTTTGAGCCTGTGCGCGGTAATGTTAGTCTGGCTTTAAACGGGAGTCGGGATGCTGTCAGCATGCCGTCTCGCCTGTTTCGCGCAGTCGCCGCACGCTTGAGAAGCAAAACATCAGCTTTTCTCGTTGGCGACATTGAGGTGTTCCTACAGGAACACTTCCCCAAGACCTCTAAAGTGGAAGCAGCTCTGCTTTATGAGATCTTACAGGTGACGGGCCTGGACATAAGCTACAAGCCTAATGTCGTGCATTCTAACGCACTGATTACTAATTACAGACCCATAGCAACTACCTTCCTGGAGGAGGAGAAACCAGTGGGGATTGCTGTCACCACACCACTCGTTCAGGAGCCGGCACTATTTGCATCTAAGTGTCGCGATTCTGACGAAGTGGCAGTAAAGGGACGCGTGTTGGCCGTAGCTAACAATAACATCCCACCGCCTCGGTATGAGGCCTGGTGCAAGGAGTTCGTCGAATTTCTTGTACCGATTCCTGGTGTCGGAACACCAATTGAGCTCGCTGAAGTTATGGCGAAGCAGAACAAACCGACACAACGCAGTCGCACTGCACAAGCACTACATTTGCTTGGCTTAGGAGGTAGGAACAAGCTGAAGACATTTATCAAAGCCGAAGCCTACGCTGACGTGAATGATCCACGTATCATCACGACTTGTGCGACTGACCTAACCATTGGAATGTCACGTTACACTTATGCCTTTAAACAGGCTAATTTGGAACGACAACCATGGTATGGACCAGGAATGACGCCTAAGAAGATCGCTAAGCGCCTAGCGACACTCTGCACTCAGTCCACCATTGAGAAAGACTTTAGTCGGTACGATGGTTCCATCTCCAAGTACTTGCAGAGTGTCCCCAAACGCGCTACAATGCGCTGGTTCGTTCCGTCGGAGGGACCAGTGCTAGAGAAACACTATCAAGAAGTGTTTCGCAAATCGGCAGTGTCCGCTAACGGATACTGTTACGCAGCCGGTGACGGCACACGGTCAGGATCGCCAATCACGACCTGTGCTAACACAATGATCAACGCCTTCGTCGATTATTGCGCATACCGCAACACAGGGCTAGAACCCGTCGAGGCCTACAAAGCTTTGGGCCTGTATGCAGGGGATGACAGCGTGTCACGCAATCTCCCTGGGTACGAACAAGCGCTAAAGGAGGTAGTAAAAGACCTGGGACTCAAGATTGAGACCCAAGTCAATGAACCCAACTCGCGCACAACCATGCTATCACGTGTTTTCCCACACCCCGTGACATCAACAACTTCCTACCAGTGCCTCAAACGTACTTTACCCAAGTTGCACCTGAGCGCCAGTAAAGGCGTCTCTGTCAACCAAGCGGCCTATAATAGGGCCATTGGTTATTTGACGACTGACGCGATAACACCATTGCTGTCAGATTGGTGTAATAAGGTCGTTGAGGTGACTGGTTTGACTAAGGTCAAAGGCAACACTGGCGATGAGGCTCATAAAATGACGCAGTCCTGGCCACAGGACCCAGCAGATTTAGACATGATCCGTGAGTCAGTCGCTAGCGACTTGGGGTTGACGACCGCAGAGTTGGACGAGAGGGTAACGGCAATTCAGGACGCCGTGGACCTCGATTCAATTCCAGTGGTATGGAACAACAAACGCAAAGTCAAGATCGAAGCATTGGTTGACGGAATGCTGGTTAAGCCAGCAGCTAGCCCGTCCATAAACGAACAATGGACCACAGACGAGCAACCGACGATGACTACAAAAACATCGTCGAGGCACTACGCCAAACCTGGGCAGAAAACCCAGCAGCGGCAGAAGGATTCCTCAGAGCGCTCCTCCGGGAAGCAATCTGGACAACATCGGCAGAATCCCGTGCGCGCGCAGACGACCAAGACGCGCCCACAAAACGGCAAGGAGAAGACCATTCGACCTCCGCCCAAAAAGACCGCTAACGAAAGTGCCGTAAATAACAATTGATCATTTACGGTTTGGTAAATACCAAGCGCTGTTTTTCAACATCTATGAACGGCAC